TGTTTTTAAATGTTAAAATAAAGGGTCGCAAATATACAACTTGCAACCCTTATATTCCAAATTTTTGAAAAATATTATCTAACGAATCTTCTTATAGCTTCTCCAAGATCTGCATCATTACCATAAATTTTAACCATAACAATTAATTCTTGTTTTAAATCTATAAGCTTTTGGATGTATAAAGTGGCATCCATAAGTTCTTCCTGTAAATGTTTGAGATAGTTGTCATGATTGTTATTTGCCAATGTAGTTCCATACTTGGTAATACCCACTTGACTCCTCTCATAATATTTATCTATTACATCATCTACTATTTTGTCTCTCATATAATCTATTTATGTTTATCCATTCTTCTTCCATATGTTCCATTTTATTTAAATAAAACTTTCCTTTAGAGAGTTTAATATTTACATCAGGTAGGGCATTTAACCTGGATTTTGTTGTGACAGTTTCCCATCCACAATGATTAATCAATAAATCACCATATTCATCCATCTTAGCTATCAAATTGTCATGTAAATATAAATGAGGAAGATCTCTAATAATTTCCACCTTTGTATTTTTCAATTTAAACTTCTTTTTGTTAATAAAAGCGTTTTTTGCTAATTCATCTATCTTTTTCATAGTTTATCATTTAAACGTTTAAATGCTTCTTCTAAAGCAGCTATTTCAACTTCAATTCTGCTGGAATAGTCATTACTTTCAACTTTTCCGCCATCAAAAGAATACCTATATATAGGAGAATTTTTCTTTTTTACAGATACGGATATTCCTATATATATGTTCTGGCCATCGAACATATCGAATAATATCCTGGGAGAACTGTCTATTATTGCTGAAATTTTATCGTCATCTATCCCATTTTCTCTAACAAAATCTTTAAAGTTTTCAGGAAGAGTGTCGTCATTCAAGCTATCTAGTAGCTTTTCTAACATCCATTGTTTAACCACTATTGCAGCTTTAGGATGTATTTTCATTAATTCTAATGATTTCATTTGCTTGAGGTTTTTAATAGTTCATTATATTTGTTTTCCCACCACTCAGCATCATAAGAAAAATCATTCTCCGTTTGCCTTTCTTTAAAGTCTTCACTCATGAGTTTATTTCTTTCTGCTTCCATTTTGGAATAAATAAGTAGGGATTCTTTGCCATATTTCTCTAAAAGAGCATCTGCTACATCTTTGTTATACATGTTGTTTAATTTTAGTTAATTGTAATGTTTCCTCTTCCTCTATAAAGGTACTCCAAATCTCTTGATTTTCATCAAATGTAACGTCAAATTTCTCTTCCCAAAACTTCCTTAAATCTTCAGTTTTGTTAAAAACTCTATATTGCAAAGATATTTCATCTTTAAACAGTCCATTTTTAAAGATTTTAACAATTTTAGGAAACAATTCTTGAAATTCTTTTGAAGTTTTGGAATATTTACCAAGTTTAATCAATTCAAAATCCTTTTTGTATTTAGTATCTAATTTATAAACTACTACAATAAGTCCTCCTTCATAATCATAGTCTTCAATTATATTCTTTGTTCTTTCATACTCTAAATCTAGAAAATCTTTAAAGTTATCTAAATTAGAGGGTTTAAATAATAAATATACAGAATTTTCATACTGTATTTCTCTCTCTCCATCTTTAATATATGCATTAATATATCCATTACTAAGAAGACTGTCTCTAGGTATTTTTAATGTAGGAACTATGAATATACTACTGATTGTCTTTTTTACATCCATTCTATAATTTTATGTTTACTTCACCATTATTAATATAATTCTGTTTTGATATGTTCCAAATATTATTAGTTTGAGCCCAAATCAAGTTTTCAATAATCTCCCTCACTCCTGGATATTTACGTCCTTTATGTTCAAATCCATTATATGCAGCTTCAAGATCACGATCATCTAATGTATAGATTAGTGGATTCATATAATTTATACTGTCGCAAACTATAAACTTAGGTTGTTCCACTCTATATCCCTGGAGTTCTCCAGTGATAGTTAGAGATATGGCAGCTTTGTAATATAATAATGCCTGAATATAACTTCTACGATATAGATAATATTCCTCATAAAAGTTCTCAACACTCCATGTGCATTTCAAATCATAAACCTGTATGGTTCTTTCTTTATGATCAATTACCAATTTATCTAGCATACTTTTAAACAAATGTCCATCTACACTATATCCTTCAATTTGAAACTGATTGTGTATAGTGTAATGTTTATCACTTATTAAGTTTATAACACCAGCTGTAACAAAGTTAGTTTTAAGCTCTTCTACAATCTTTTGAGCATGTGTTACGTTCTCTGATGTGACAACTGTAAGTCCTTTACTTTTAACTTCTCTAATCTCTCTGTAATAAATCTCAGCATCAGATCCTATAAACTTAGTAAGAACTGCTTCGTATTTGATTTTAAATCCAGAATCTACATATGCATCTTTAGAAATTTCTTCAAATGTCCTGCTTACATTACCAAACTCATCTGTAGCACTTGCTGTATGAGTGTATAATGCTGTTACAAACTCTAACATAAGTCCTGTTGGAGCATTTACACAACTTGACATATAAAACTTCTCATCAAAGAGTTCTGGCTCCATCAATAATGTTTCTACAAGCATACCCATATTTGCAGCAAGGTTATCTTTTTCCTCAACTGTCTCATTAAGAATATACTTTTTATAATATTTCTTTCTGTCCAAAGAAAATTCCTTTAGACTTGAGCTACTATCTAAATAGATTGCTCTGTAATTTGCTTCTGTTTTACCTTTTCCTTCTATCATTTTATTGTTTTTTTAAAAAATCTGTGTTTCTTTTTGCTTCTTTAGGAAGCTTTGTTACTATTTTGTCTAATCTTTCTACATCCCACCCATTACCGTTCATAGGATTATCATAAACTCTTATATCATCTGAATAGAAATGTTTAATGACACCTTTAGGTAGTCTAACTACCCACACTGTATTTACATTAACACCATAGTCTATAATAAACATAGCCTCTCCATCACCTAAAGGAGTGTGAACTTCCATAGTTGGATTAAGTTGTAACATCATCATGAGCTTTCTGTTTAAATGCATCAATAATATAGGGAACCATAGCCCTTATTTCTCTTGGTACTCTTTGAAAAAACCACCTGACATCTATTTCATACTCATTACCATTAGGGTCTACTCCCTGTGGATGTATAAGCCAAAACTTATGTTCTACATCATTGAGCTCTACAGCTCCTTCATACCATATTTCATTAAATGAAGGTTGTTTGTTAATACTCACCTTCAGTTGTTTTTCATTTTCCATTTTTTTTAGTTTTAATGAATAATTGAGTTTTCTTCTTGTGACAAGGTTTACAAAGAATCTGGTAAGCACTAATATTCTCTTTTGTAAGCCTTTTCAAAAATGGAACTATATCATCATAGCAATTAAGAGATCCACATTCCTCAATATGATCAATTTGTACATCTGTACGTTTAAACCAATTGTTACAATGTGCACATTGATATTCCTTTTTAATCCTCTTATTTGTTGATTGTGAGGGACGAGATGCTTTTTCCAAGGCTTTCTGCATAGGAATCCAAAATCTAAATCTGCTTCTTAAAGCAGACCTTATTCTTGAAAAATATTCTGCTTCACTCCATGTATTAGCATTTCTAGTTTTTATTGCTGCACCCTTTCTAGGTTTTCTTGCAGTTGTTTTCCTTCTTATAGCCATAATAAATAAAAGAATGCAGCTCAAATATAAAATAAATGAGCTACATTCTTGATTTTTAGTTTACATTCTTAACCCTATTGAAAATTGCATTCTTCATTTCATCCAAAGATAATATAATTTTCTTAATTTCCTCAGATGTAATACTAGGAAGATTAAAATTATATTTTTTAGACTCAACTGCAAACCCTTCTTTAACTTGCTCTTCTAGGTTGTCCAATTCACGAATACTGAAATCATTATCAAGCTGTAAAGTGTCAAAACTTACATCATGAAGGATTTGTGTAGCTTCCTCACGAGGAACAGTCATAATTGGAAGATATTCATAACATCTACCTTTGTGTTGTCCAATACCCACAACCTTCATTGGATTGATTAGGACAAGGATAGACTGATTACCACATCCTACATAATGAATTTGATCGCTAGTAAAGTGTACGTTTGTTATCGTAAAGGCTTTTTATCCTCTACTTCTTACACTTTATTATTGTGTAAGTCCAGCATATATTTTCAACCTATTTCACTATAGGTTGTTGAGCACTCGTGGAAGGATTATATTTATTCACCTTCTATGCGTTACACTGTTTCTACACCTTTCGTAATTGTAGAACTTAGCTCGGTATTATCCTTATTCTTAAACTTGCAATATTCTTGATACTTTTTAAATTTTCTTTTTAGATAAAATTCTGGAGTTTCATAAATTTTTTGACAAAATGTTAAAGCTGAATTGTTATTAGAAGTAGATAATAGATAATATTTACAAGTTTTTCCATGTCTCGTATATAAACTAATATTAATTCCTTCAGAAACTAAAAAATCTCTAAGTTTTGTCATAAAAGGAAGATCTGTCATACAAATAGTGATTCTTAATCCTTTATTTTTTGCATAATAAATACAACCATCTCCATCATTTATACCTAATATAAAATTCCACAAGTATCTTTTTTCTATATCTGGAAAGATTAATCCAGAATTAAGAGTTTTTCTTTCATAAACTCCCCATTTCTCTTTAAGAGTTTTAACTATTCTGTAGTTAGTTATTCTTAATTGAATTTGGGATTGTCTATTCATAGCTCCTTTTGTATTAATTATCTCCTTTTTAATAGCAGAAGGACATATATTTTCTTTAATGTAATCAATTAATTCTTCATCTTGTTTAGATAAACAAAATCCAAATCTATGATTATTATAAATACATCCATCTGCATAAGTTACACCCAGTAAATAGGCATTACTAAAAGAAGACAACTCATTAAAAAAGTTATTATTACTCTCATGTTTTCTAGGCATATTAATAAACGGAAGTTTTAAGTTATGTTTATACATATAAAACTCTAAAACTCTCCATGTAGGAAACAATGTTTTTTCAATTATTTCTTTATTACTATAACCTGTCTCACTAAGCTTGCAAGCTTTTAAATATTCCTGTTGTTTTACAGTATTACTGATTTTATATTTCATAATACAAAAATAAGTAAATGTAACCATATTAACAACAATGTTTAAACCTTTTAACAAAAGTTTAACAAAAGGACTTCACCGATTTTACTCAATGTTTACTTATAGATTACTCTATAAGGGGGCTACTAATTTAACCCTGCAGCTGCACAATCTTGTGTACTCCAGTTACATTCTTCTTTAGGCATACTAACCACTTGACCAATCCTAATATCAAATGTTTTGGTCCAATCATCTGTATATCTATTTTCAGCCATATTTGGTAAATTTAAATAAAGATCTGTCAAATTACCAATTCTTGTACCATGATTTACCTCAACTGGTCCAGAAATTGTTCCTTCTCCATCACAACCATCACAAATCACATATCTTTCATCATATTCATCCCAATACTTACCATTTCCATCACATTCAGGACATGTAATTGTTTCATTAGTGTAAAGTTCTGATTCATGAACCATTTTATAAGCTGCATTTTGTAAGAATACAGTGTAATTATTTGGAGATTTCTTCCAAACA